GGTACGTGGAGGCGCGGTTTCCCCCTAGGCTGCGGGCTCGGGGCATAGGCAACATGGCCCTCTGCAAGAACTACGACGAGGTGCTGTCGCTGCTGATGGCGGCCGGGCTCGAGATTGAAGGCCCGCTGCAGATCGGCACCTCGAAGATGGTCCGCTGCTACATGGACGGCGACCGCAAGAAGAAGCGCGGCGCGTACCGCCTCTTCGAGACGCCTCTCTCCAACGGCGACAGCGTGATCCTTGGCACCTACGGCTTCGCACGTGGCGCCGAGTACTTCTTCGAGAAGATCCCGTTTCCCAAGGGCGAGCGCAAGTCGGTCGATGCGCAGCAAATGGCAGCGATCCGCGAGCGCATGCTGCTCGAGGCAAAACGCGCCGAAGCCGAGCGCCTCAAACGTGGCGACGAAGCCGCGGCCCAGGCCTCGACCTGGTGGGGCAAGCTGTCCGACACCGGCGCCTGCGCCTACCTGCAGCGCAAGGGCCTCCCGCCGGGCAAGCTGTACGGCGCGCGCGTGTCGAGCTCGGGTAACCTGGTCGTGCCGATGCAGGATGGCGATGGCAAGGTGTGGGGCCTGCAGGTCATCTACGGCGACCCGACGACCAAGGCCAAGAAGGGGCGCGACAAGGACTTCACCCCGCCCGGCCTCATCAAGAAGGGGCACTGGTTCCAGATCGGCAGCCCAATCGCCGGCGGCATCGTGCTGCTGTGCGAAGGCTTCGCCACCGGCGCCAGTCTGCACGAGGCGACCGGCCTGCCGGTGGTGGTGGCCTTCGACGCCGGCTCGCTGCTCCCCGTGGCCACGGCCATCCGCAAGCGCTACCGCGGCGTGCGCGTCCTGGTGTGCGCCGACGACGACTACCTCACCGAACCGAACACCGGCGTGCAAGCCGCCCAGGCTGCAGCGCTTGCCATAGATGGCGCTTATGTGGTGCCGGTTTTCCCGCTCGAGCGCAGCGAGGACAAGGCCCACAAAGGCCCGACCGACTTCAACGACCTGCACGTGCTGCCCGAGGGCGGCCTGCATGCCGTACGCGCGCAGATCGACGCCGCCATCGCCTCGGCGGGCTGGGTTTCCAGCGCCGCGACTGCGCGCGGGGCGGCCCCACAAAGGGGGGAGGGGAGCAAGCCCGGCGAACGCCCTGCGGCCCTCTCCACCATGGCGCTGCCCGAGATCGTCGAGCGCTTCATCCACGTCGATGACAGCACCGGCGAGTTCGCCTTCGACCTCTGGACGCAGGAGATGGTCAAGCGCTCCAAGATCGTCGCCATGCTGCCCGCGCGCGTGCGCTGGGACGACGTCAAGGACCATCCGACCTGGCAGTCGCGCGCGACCTACATCGACGAAATCGGATTCGACCCCACCGGCCGCGACAGCGCGATCAAGCTCAACAAGTGGAAGGGTTGGCCGACCAAGCCGCGCGAGGGCAAGTGCGAGCTGCTGCTCGACCTCCTGCGCTACCTCTGCGGCAACGAGGGCAACAGCGAGGAGGTGTATCGCTGGACGCTGTGCTGGCTGGCGTATCCGCTGCAGCACCCTGGCGCCAAGATGCAAAGCGCGGTCGTCGTGCATGGCCCGCAGGGCACCGGCAAGAGCCGATTCTTCGAGGCCTACGCCAAAATCTACGCCCATCACGCGGTGGTGCTCACGCAATCCGCGCTCGAGGACAAGTTCAACAGCGACTGGGGGCAAAAGCTCTTCGGTGTTGCCGACGAGGTCGTCGCCCGCGGCGAAATGCACCACGTCAAGAACTTCCTGAAGAACCTGATCACATCCGAAACGATCCGCATCAACCCGAAGAACCTGCCGGCCTACACCGAGCGCAACCACATCAACCTGGTCTTCCTGTCCAACGAGAAGCAGCCGATCGTCCTGGAAAACGACGACCGCCGGCACCTGGTGATCTGGACGCCCGGCAAGCTCTCCGAGGCCTTTTACGACGAAGTGGCCGCCGAGATCGAAGCCGGCGGCATCGAAGCCCTGCATCACCACCTGCTGCACCTCGACCTGGGCGACTTCAAGCCCTGGACGCGCCCACCGATGACCAAGGCCAAGGCCCAGCTCATCGACACCAACCGCGAATCCGTCGACCGCTTCCTGCTCGACTGGCAGAGCGGCGACATCGAGGGCATGCCGTTCTGCCCCTGCGGCAGCGCCGACCTCTACACCGCCTACCTGCAGTGGGCGCGGCGCGAGGGCGTGCGCTTCCCGCGCGAATCCAACCAGTTCGCCGGGCACGTCGAAAAGCTCCCCGGCTGGGTCAAGGGCCATAAGGACCGCTACGCCGACACCTACTACACCGGCAAGCCCGTCCGGCAGCGCTTCGTCATCCCGGCGATCGAGGCGCTGCCGCCCGAACACGCCCAGCGCAAGGACGAAACGCAGACGCAGTGGCTCACCCGCTGCTACTTCGCCTTCCGTGCCGCGCTGCAAGGGGGGCAGTCATGACCGCACACCGCACCGCACGGGCTACCGCACGCCCCACCGCACGCCTGAAACCCGCGCCAATACTGGAACCGCACGGGGCGCACGGGCTTACAAGCGCGCGTACACGTGCGCGCTCGCAAACATGCTGCACGCACAAAAACAGTTCACGTACACACGTACCCCCCCCGTGCGCCCGTGCGCCCCGTGCGCTACGCGGGTTTCAGGCGTGCGCCCACCCGTGCGGTGGCGTGCGGTACACCCGTGCGGTCGCGGGCGCGCGTTTTCACCCCCACGCCTGACGCCTGAAAAAAAGAAAGAGGAAGCCGAGATGACCCTGGAGACCAAAGCCGCATTCGCCCGCCGGCTCGACTGGAACCGCAGCACCGTCACCCGAGCCGCCCAGGCCGGCCGCCTCGTGCTATCCGGCGCCCTGGTCGACGTCGAAGCCAGCCTCGCCCGGCTCAAAGCCACCGAGGGCGGCCGCGCCGACGTAGCGGCCCGCCACGCCGCCGAAAGGGGGCAGGGTGGGGATGCACACGCCCCCGCAGCCGAAAACACCGCCACGGCCCCGCACGCGCCCCGCAGCGCCGAAAACGAAGCCGCGCCCACATCCGACACCGACGGCGCCGGCCGCGCCCGCTACAAGGCCATCACGCTGCAGTTCGAGAACCAGCAGATCAAGCTCGGCATGGCAATGGCCCGCGGCCTGCGCTTCAACCGCAAGGACGTAGCCCGCGAAGCCGTAGCGCTCGGCGCCATCGTCCGCAGCGCCGTCGAGCGCGTCATCGACCAGACCGCCCCCCGCCTGGCGGTGATGAACGCGCCCGATCGCCGGCGCGAGCTGCTCGGCGCCGAGCTGCGCGCCGTGCGCCGCGCCCTGCGCGCCGAATTCCCCCGCGCGCTGCGCCGCCTGCGCAGTGCCAGCCAGCGAGGTGACGCATGACCGAGCTCTTCTGCCACGAAGGCAACGTCGGCGAATTCAACGCCGCACTGCGCGAACACCCCGACCTACGCGCCTTCGCTGCCGCGCTCCACCAAGCCGGCATGATCGACGGCCTGCGCGGCGCCCGCCTGCGCCCGGCCGACGCGCCGCGGCCCGAAAACCTCCGGGGCGTCACCCCTGTGCTCTCCGACGCAGCAGAAAGCCGCCTAGCCGATCTGTGGTGGCAGCGCGAACAGGAACCCAAGGCATGAAACCGCAAATCGAACACCTCCCCCTCGACGCCCTCGCCCCTTACGCCCGCAACAGCCGCACGCACAGCCCCGAGCAGATCGCCCAGGTCGCCGCCAGCATCCGCGAGTTCGGCTTTACCAACCCGGTGCTGATCGACGGCGAGGGCGGCATCATCGCCGGCCACGGCCGCGTGATGGCTGCGCGCCAGCTTGGGCTATCCGAGGTGCCGTGCATCCGCCTGGCGCACCTCACCGACGCGCAGAAGCGCGCCTATGTCATCGCCGACAACAAGCTCGCGCTGAATGCCGGGTGGGACGACGCGCTGCTGGCGCTCGAGCTGCGCGAGCTGGCCGAGATGGACTTCGACCTGCACCTCACCGGCTTCAACGACGACGAGATCAGCAAGCTGCTCGACCTCGATCTGGGCGAAGGCGAAGGGCAGGGCGACGCCGACGCGGTGCCCGAGGTGCGCCCCGATCCGATCAGTCGGCCGGGTGATGTGTGGGCGCTGGGGCGGCATCGTCTGATGTGCGGAGACGCGGCAGTCGACCGTCACGCATTTCTCGCTCACGTGAAGCCAGACTTGCTATTTTTTGATCCGCCCTACGAGATCGTCGAGGCGTGGTCATGGACGGTTCCGACCGCAAAGGCGCTCGTATTCACCGATCACAAGCACATCCGCGAGGCCATGTCGGTTGTGCTGCAGTACCCGGTCAACTACCACTTTGTGTGGGACACGGTGATTTCGTGGTACACGCAGAATCGCCCGCTGTGTCGTCATCGATCAGCGTTCTATTGTGCGCAGGAGCACGGGTGGAACGCTGATGCCGCGACATTCATCGACGGCAAACAGCGGGAAGAGAAGGTCGTCGAAGGGGGCCAGGCTTTTGCCGGCGACTACCACTACAAGCCGCTCAGCGGTGGGCGCGTGCGTGTTACCACCGTTTATCAGCAAGGAAAGACGCTGGACGAGGCGGGCAACGGCAAGCCGGTGGCCTGGATTCGCGCACTGCTGGCGGGGGCGGAGGCGCGTGAGGTGTTCGAGCCTTTCGGTGGGACAGGCGCGACGATCGTCGCCGCGCCACCCGAGTGCCGCGTTCACAGCATCGAGATCGACCCCGGAAAATGCGACGCCATCGTGGCCCGCTGGGAGTCGGTCACGGGAGAAAAGGCTGCGCGCGCATGAGGCCAGCGCTTCACATGCTTTCCGTCGACCAGCGATCCGCCCTTGCCTTCAGGGTCGAGCTCGGCTGCACGTTGTGGCGTCATTCCATTTTCGCACACCAGCGGATTGCTGGCCCATGTGCCCCACTGTTTGTGGAACGCAGGGACGTCGTACAGATCGCACCAGGCGAGGATCTCACGCACCCACTCAGGATCGCACCGCCGAGCGCGCGGCCCGCTTTCGCCTCCGGTGATCGCCCAGTGAATGCCATCGAGGTCCAGGTCGCCGACGCGCCCGACGAGCGGCTCAAACGAAATGAATCGCACCTCAGCCGGAACCTCGCGCAGTTGTGCAATGCGGTGCACGGTAGCCGCATGCTCCACCGTCACGCCGAGCCAAACGTTAGCCGGGAATGTTTCGCCGCTCCGGGAAAGAAAAGGCCCGATGTTCTCGGGCCGCTTTGTCAAAATCTGAAATGTGTGCTGTGGGCATTGCCGCATTACCGACAGCGCTTCTCGTCGCCAATCGTCTGCGGCCGATTCGTGGAAAAAATCCGACATCGAGTTGACGAAAATCAGAGCCTGCCCGCCGACACTCAAAGGCTTCCGCATTGCACGATCGCTTGCGCGATTCACGCGACCAGTCCAAACGTTTCGACCATTGACTTTGTGCGTGACTCCGTCGTAATGCGAAACGGTGCCGAACGATTCGATGCGATGCGCTTGCTTCATCGCATAGCAGTTTGTGCACCCCGCCGTGTGTATGGAGCACCCGACAAACGGATTCCACGTGTGCTCGGTCCATTCGATCTTGGTGGTTGCAGTCATGGTTCAGTTCCTTTGAATGAATTCAATCAGACTTACTTCGTCGGCAAACGACAGCGCCGCCAGTCGTGCGCGGAGCGCCGGAATGTCGACGTCGGTGGGCAGCTCTGCAGCAGGGGTGTCGTCCAGTTCCAGGAGAATGCCGCCGGCGATCGTTGCCGCCGGATCGGCCGCCCATCCTTGGCACACATTTTTCAGCAGGGCCAACTCCTCCGCCGAAAACAGGCGGTCTGGCCGATGTCGCCGCAAAATCTCGGCGTATCGGTCCGCAGCCTGATTCAGCCGGCCGGACAGCGATTCCGCGTCGCCGATCAGTTCGAGCGTCTTGTCGGTCAAATAGGTGCTGGTTCTTTTTGGCATAGCTTTCCTTTGTCGGTATTCGCGCTGGTACTCTCGGGCTCGGTCGGCATCACGGCCGTCCATGCGCTTCGCTCCAGAAGGGAGTTGATTTTTCGCCCACGGCTTTACGCGGCGCATCATTTCGGCGTGTTTCGCGGCGTCGTCCGGCGTTTTTCTTGGGCGCACCGCATTCGATGCCGCCTCGGTGGCCGCCGGCAGGTGCTCATAGGTGAGCGAGCCCGCGGCCTGCATGCGCCGAATCTTCTCGGCGTGGGAATTGCAGTACTCCTCGCTTGCCAGTGCTTGACCAGCAGGTATGCCAAATGCCGCTCGATATTCGGCAGCGTTCGTTCCGTGCGCGAGTCGCAGGTGAGAGCCGAGGAACTTGAACTCTCGGCCGCACAGCAGGCACTTAATCAACGCCATTTTTTACGCCGCGAGGGACTCGGCCTCGGGAGAGTTGCAGAAACGCTCCCATACTCGGTTTTCGTCCGACAGTTCGTATCTAACGCGTTGGTCAACCTCAAACGCGGTTTCGTGGTTGCAGTCTTCCACGTCGATTCGAGCAACGCCGCTGTCACCGCTGGCGTTGCTCGCAACGTCGACCGTCACCTCAATCTCATGTCCTTCAGCTGTCAGCGCCGCCAGGTCTTTTTCCCATTGCGCTTCCAGCACTTCCGCAAACGCATTCGCCGCGGCAGCCTGGCACTTCCAGCCTTCACCGAGGTTTCCGTCGAGGATCGTTCTGTAGATTTTAATCGTGGCCATTTTGCGCTCCTTGATTTGCAGGTTGCCGACTCACATTCGTTCTTCGTCGGTGGTGTTATTGTAGGTAACACCAACAATAAAGCAAGAGGAATTTAGCGTATGACCTCCCTCGCCGACCTGCAAGCCGAGCGCGAACGCCTGCGCGCCGCACAAGCAAAGGCCGACTTCGACAAGCTGCTCGCCGACACCTGCGCGCTTGACGACGTGCGCGCCGATGCGGTGGCCGCCCGCGCGGTGCTGCTGCAGACGCTCGACGCGCTGGTCGGCCGCTGGCTGTCGGCGATCGACGGCGAGCACGACGAGACCCGCGTGCACTACCTCATGTCAGACGTGGCGCACGACGTGCTGCGCGAGCTCGGCGAATCCGTCCAGGCCGCCACCACCCGCCTGCCGATGCTCGGCGAGCGCATCGCCCGCGGCGCCAAGCCGCGCGACCTGCTCACCGTCAGCCAGCACGCTGACCGCTACCGGGTGATCCGCACCGGCACCAACGCCCCCGGCCCCTGGCGCACCGGGCTCACGCCCTACCTGCGCGACATCATGGACGACCTCTCCGAGCACTCGCCCGTGCGCAAGGTCGTCTTCATCAAGTCCTCGGGCGTGGGCGGCACCGAGGCCATGTACAACTGGCTCGGCTACGTCATGCACCACCTGCAGAACAAGGATCTTCTGGTGGTGGTGCCGACGCTCGAGCTGCGCGACCGCTCGTTCAACCCGCGCTTGGCGAAGATGATCGACGAGTCGGAAGCGCTCGCCAATCTCGTCACGACTGCCAGCCGCAACAAGGCCAACCGTGGCGACCTGCTCGAATACGGAGCCCGCTCCCGCATCATCAAGGCCGGCGCCAACAGCCCGGACAGCCTGCGATCGGACCACTTGCCGTATGTGATCTGCGACGAGGTCGACGCCTTTCCATGGGACGTCGGCGGCGAAGGCGACCCGATGACCCTCATCGAAAACCGCCAGCGCACCTTCAGCCGCGCGAAAACCTACCTGGTGAGCACGCCCACGCTGGAAGGGCAAAGCCGCATCGACATCGAGTATCGCCGCACCGACATGCGCCGCTACTACGTGCCGTGCCCGCACTGCGACGAGTTCCAGCACCTGGAGTTCGGCGGCAAGGCCGGGCAGCACGGCCTCAAGTGGCGCACCGCGCCCCCGCCCGAGGACGACCCGCACCACCTGCCGCAAGTGGTCGACGCCTGGTACGTCTGCAAGCACTGCGGCGCCGAGATCAGCGAAGGCCACAAGGCCGACATGCTCGCCCGCGGCCGCTGGGTGGCGCAGCGCCCCGGCGTGAAGCTCGCCCACGGCTACCACCTCAACGCCCTGTACGCGCCCACCGGCCTCGGCCTGGACTGGCGCGCGATCGCGCAAAAGTGGATCAACAGCCAGGGCGACACCGCCGAGCTCAAGGGCTTCGTCAATACCTACCTCGGCGAGGTGTGGCGCGAGCAGGGCGACAGCATCGAAGAGATCAGCCTCATCAGCCGGCTGGAGGAATACACCCTCGACACGCTCACCGAGGACGGCCGCCCGCTCTACGCGCTCATCACCGCCGGCGTGGACGTGCAAAAGGACCGCCTCGAGGCCAGCATCGTCGCGTGGGGCGAAGGCGAAGAGGCCTGGCTGCTCGAGCACGTGATCCTGCCCGGCGATACGGCGCAGCCTGACGTGTGGGCCGAGCTTGGCGACGTCCTTACCGATGCCGGCGTGCAGTTCGCGTGCATCGACTCCGGCTACAACACCTCGATGGTCTATGCGTTCGTCAAGCCGCGCGGCTGGTGCCGAGCCATCAAGGGCCTGTCGGGCACCGGCCGCCCGCTGGTCGAAGACGAGAAGATCCGCCGCCAGCGCCTGCGCCGCCAGCGTAAGACCGGCGTGCGCCCCGAGCCGCTCGGCGTCGACCAGGGCAAGGCGCTGCTCTACGCCCGCCTCAAGCAGATGCAGCCCGGCCCCGGCTATATCCACTTTCCGCGCCAGCCCGCGTTCGACGACGAGTACTTCGCCCAACTCGCAGCCGAGAAGCTGGTCACCAAGTTCCGCGGCACCCGCCCGGTGCAGGAGTGGGTGCAGACCCGTCCGCGCAACGAAACGCTCGACTGCCTCAACTACGCGCTGGCCGCGTGCCGGCTGTCGGGCAAGAAACTGGAGCGACCCCCCGCCGTGCAGACGCCTGCGCCGCCGCCCCCCGCCGATCCCGCGCACGTCCAGGCCATCCCGCATTCCACCACCGCCACCCACCGCCTCGCAAAATCCGACTGGAGCAGCCGCCTATGACCGCCCCCGCCCAGCAGGCCGCCACCCTGGCCGACGTGTTCACCGACGTGCTCACGCGCGAGCTGCGCCTGCCGCAATCCATCGCCGAGACCCTGGCCGACGCGCTCATCCTCGGCGCGGCCCGGCTCGGCCACGGCGGCACGTCCTACCCGCTGTACACCCTCGACACGCTCACCCGCGACAATGTCGCCGCGCGCGTGCGCGCCGAGTACAACGGCCGCAACGTGCAGCTGCTCGCCCGACGCTACGGCAAAAGCCGATCGACCATTTACCGCATCCTGCGCCGCCATGAGGAGGTCAAATCGTGAAGCCGATCCTGATCGCAGTAGCCCTGGCCGCGCTGCTGCCGGGCTGCGAGGGGCATTCAGAAAGCGCGACGAGGATGCTTTGGGCGGCGAGCGAGCGCTGCGACAGCGCACCGGTGCGCGCTCAGGTGACAGAGGCCGATGGCGAAATGGTATTCGAGGCCCGCTGCCGCATCGCGCCAACGGAATAACTGTCGCACCACCCCATACCCCTGCAACACCCGCCCGCGTACTTTCGTCGCATCAGCCTCTACCCGTGCGCCGCGCCTCATGCCCTCTGTCGCCGAAACCCGCCTCGCCGCCTACCTGGCAGCCGAAGCCGCCATCCTCCAGGCGCAGGAAGCCCGCTCCGGCGACCGCACCCACCGCATGGCCGAGCTCTCCGCCGTGCAAAAGCAGATCACTTTGCTGCAAGCGCAAGTCTCGCGCGAGCAGGCCCGCGCCGCCGGCGGTGCCGGCCTCAACTACGCCGTGGCCGATCTATCGGGCGAGGGCGCATGAACGTCATCGACCGCCTCGTCGGCTATTTTGCGCCGCATGCCGCGCTGCGTCGGCGCGCGGCGCGATCGGTGCTCGCGCAGTACGAAGCGGCCGAGCATTCGCGCATGCGCAAGTTCCGGCGCGAGCGCGGGTCGCAGAATGAAGTGGTGCAGCTGGGCGCCGCCGCGGTGCGGGCGCAGGTGCGCCACCTGGCGCGCAATCACGACCTCGCGCGCGGCGCGCTGCGCACGCTGGTCAACAACATCGTGGGCGCCGCCGGCATCGGCATCGAGCCGCAGCCGCGCCGCCTCGACGGCACGATCGACAGCGAATACGCCGCCGCGCTGGTCGAAGCGTATCGCGACTGGTGCCGGCGGCCCGAGGTCACGCACCGCCTACCGTGGTCGCGCCTGCAGCGCGCAATGGTGCGCGCGTGGGTGCGCGACGGAGAAGTATTCGCGCAGATGATCACTGGCCCCGTGGCCGGCGTCGACCATGGATCACGGGTGCCCTTCAGCCTTGAGGCCTTCGAGGCGGACTACGTTCCGCTCGAGCTCAACGACCCCAAGCGCGGCATCGTGCAGGGCGTGCAGCGCAACCAGTGGGGCAAGCCGCTCGCGGTGCATGTGCTCAAGGGCGACGTAAGCTCGCCCGCGCTGCCGAGCAGCAGCGGCGCCACCAAGCCTGTGCCGTGGGATCGCGTGCTGCACCTCGCCACGCTCGACCACATCGGCCAGGTGCGCGGCGTGTCCGAGTTCGCCAGCGTCATCACGCGGCTGGAAGACATCAAGGATTATGAAGAGTCCGAGCGCGTCGCAGCCAAGATCGCTGCCATGCTCACC